TTATGCATATTCTTCTACAGTAGGCGCAAACTCAGCAATGAGAGGCGCAATACAAGAAGCTATAACTTCTTCTTTAGCAACTGAATGGACAGACGTATCATTTGATTTCCCGGGACTTTTAAATCCAGAGGAAAACATTGTAAATGTAACCTGGTTAGCTGGTCAAGATTTCTTCTTTTTAAGAATACAATAATACAATCATACTTTAATTAATCAAGAGGCTACAAAAAAAAGTAGCCTCTTTTTTTTTGCTATCTTTGTAAAAAGAATTAATTATGCCTATTAACGATGTAAGAAATACAGTATTAGCTATAGCGAATAAAAACAACTATGGATACATATCTCCTGCTGATTTTAATCTTTACGCTAAACAAGCTCAAATGGATATGTTTGAGGATTATTTTTATACTTATAACACTCAAATAATAAAAGAAAATTTAAGGCAATCTGGAAGCGGATATGCTGATATATCAAAAGGATTGGTTGAGGTAATTGATAGTTTTTCTGCTACACAAACTTTAATTAACAATGGAGTAAATTTATTTTCATTACCAAGTAATTATTATTTAATTAATAAATTAAACTACTATCCAACAGTAATATTATCTGGAGTTACTACAGCGGCAGCAAACAACACGCTTACAGACGCAACAGCTACGTTTACATCCAATACATCTATTTTAGGTCAGTTAGTATCATCAGTAACTTCTGATAGCGTTACAGCTGGACAAAGTGCTTATGTAATTGCTATTGTTAGTAATACTGAATTAACGTTAAGTGATAATATATTTGGATCTGCTGCAACAATAGGTAATACATATACTATAGTAGCTGATACTGGTATAGTGGAGGTTGAAAGAGTTAATCAAAATAAAATATTTTATTTAAACTCATCGCCACTTACCTCTCCATCTACTGGATATCCTGCTTATGTATTAGGAAATGCTAATAACACTTCTTTAGGAAATACAGTAAATGTTTATCCATCTACTTTAACAACTCCAGGAACTATATTTGCTCAATATGTTAGGTATCCTAATCCTCCTAATTGGACTTATGTAATATTGGTAGGAGGAGAACCTTTATTTGATTCTTCTGCAGCTGATTATCAAGATTTTGAATTACCTTTATCAGACGAGCCAATATTAGTTGCTAAAATATGTCAATATGTAGGAGTAGAAATTAGAGAAGCAGATGTAGTTGCTTTTGGGCAAAGTGAAGAAGCTAAGGATAACCAATAAGAATATTTATTATGGCATATATAAACGATTACGCATATTATCAAAATTCAGGAACAGCTCCAGCTGATGAAAATTGGGGTTCATATCAATTTCTTTCTTTAGATGATATTGTAAATAATTTTATGTTAATGTATCAGGGAAACCATGAGTTAATTAACAACATAGAACGATATCAAATTTTGTTTCATGCAAAAAGAGGTATTCAAGAATTAAATTATGACGCAATGAAGGAAATAAAAATCCTTCAGTTAGATATTACAAATCAATTGCGATTTGTATTACCTCCAGATTATGTAAATTGGGTTCGTATCTCTCAGTTTAGAGATGGAATGTTATATCCTTTATCTGAAAACATACAGACAAATTGGTCTTCAGCTTATTTACAAGACAATAATTCTAATGTGTTATTTGATCAAAATGGAAACGCTTTAAGACCGCAGGATTCTGAATTAGATTTAAATCAAATGTCAGCGTCTGCAAAAAGTATTTATTTAAATTCAAGTAGTCCTTACAATGAATCTGAAGGGTGGTGTGTAGATGGGTGTTGGTATTTTGATTATGCTGTAGGGTCTCGGTTTGGTTTAAATACAGAAACAGCAAATTCCAATCCTACTTTTACAATAAATAAACAATCTGGTGTAATAAACTTTAGTAATATATTAGGATCATCTTCTATAGTTTTAGAGTATGTTTCCGATGGTATGGAGAATGGAGTAGATTCAGAAATTCATGTAAATAAATTATTTGAAGAGTATCTTTATGCTTACATAAAATATACTATATTAAACGGAAGAATAGGAGTAACTGAGTATGTTATTAATAGAGCAAGAAAAGATAAATCATCTCTTTTAAGAAATGCAAAAATTAGATTAAGCAATATTCACCCTGGCAGACTCTTGCAAAATATGAGAGGTCAGAATAAATGGATAAAATAATATGCCAATAGTAAACACAAATTTTATTGCAGGTAGAATGAATAAATCAGTGGACGAAAGACTTCTTCCTCCTGGTGAATACATTGATGCTATGAATGTTCGTTTAGGAGCAACTGAAACAACTGAAATAGGAGCTGTTGAAAACTCTAAAGGTAACGATCAGTTAACTTTTTTAGAATACAATAATGTACCATTATCATCAGATACAAAATGTATAGGAGCGTATGAAGATGGAATGAGGGAAAATATTTATTGGTTTATACATGATTCAAATAATCCTCAGTCAGCATCAGGTATAGTAGATATGATAGTGTCATTTAATACTACAAATTCTATTCTTCAATATCATATTATTTCAACATCAATATTAAGTTTTGATCCTAAGTTTTTAATAACAGGAGTTGATTTAGTAGATGGTAAATTAATGTTTTTTACTGATGATGTAAATCCGCCTCGTGTAATTAATATTTTAAGAAATTATCCTGATCCAATATCTAATGTAGATCAAATAGTAGAAGAAGATATATCTGTAATAGTAAAACCACCTGGTTTTGAGGATGTTGTTGGAGGAAATATTCCTTTACCAGTGCCATCTGTTGAACTAGTTACATTGCCTGGAAATGAAAATTATTTAAAAGAACGATTTGTATGTTTTGCATATAGATATAGGTATTTAGATAATCAATATAGCGCAACTTCTTTGTTTTCTAAGCCAGCTTTTAGTGCAAATACATTTGATTTTGATACCAGAAACTACTTGAATGGAGGTATGGTTAATAGATACAATGGAGCTATAATAACGTTTAGTACAGGGAGTAGTAGAGTTTTAGAAATAGATTTATTATATAAAGATACGACTACTAATATAATTTTTGTAATAGAAAGATTTAAAAAAGTAGATTACGGATGGGCAGATAATACAAGTAAAACTTATTCTTTTACAAATAGTAAAATTTACACTACAATAGGTCCAGATGAATTAAGAAGACAATATGATAATGTTCCTCGTGTTGCAAAAGCTCAAACAATAATGAGTAATAGATTATTTTATGGAAATTTTGTAGATGGTTATGACTTTAAAAGAGGAACAGCTGAAGGTTCAAACATATCTTTAAATTACTCTACTACTTATGAATCCAGAAATGTTGATTTTAAAACATTACCAGGAGCAATACCGGGTGACGGAATTCCTTATACACTTTCAGGAACATCAGAAAGTATAGCAAATTCTAAAATAACATTTGATTTAAGTCTAATTGCTAATGATTTAAAAGTAGGTGCTATAATTGGTTTTTCTTTTGATTTAGAACATGCAAAACTAACAGGAACAACAACTACGAGTTGTTACGATGCTAATGCAGATTTTTCAAATAATACATTTGATTTTAGCATTAACATAACTTTATCACAAAACTATACTAGTGTTTATGATTTTTTAATTTCTGATCAATTTGAAGAAGCAATAGGTACAGGAACATTAGCTGAGGCAAGATTTAAGCCTTTAGCTACAGCTGATCTTGGATCTTCTTTAACTGATTTATTTAATAATTATTTATCAAAACCTGCAACTACCTGTGTTTTTGATAAATTTAATAGTAGTATAACTGATGCAACAGATCAACAAGGATTTGCTGTTACTGGTGTAAGTCCAGGATCTAACACATTTGAGCTACAAGTTATTGCTATGCAATATAGAGCTACTGATCCTGTAACTCCTTCGATAATAACTAATATTTTTGAATTTTTTAGATTTGTTGGTGGAACTACAAATTTTACTTCTGATAACGATACGTCAAGTTTACATAGCAATAGAGATTATGAAACAGGTATTGTATACATGGATGAATATGCTCGTGCTTCAACTGTTTTGGTTTCTGAATATAATACAGTTTATATTGAACCTTTTAATTCTATTAGCTTAAACTCTATTCAAGTTCAAATAAATAGTATAGCTCCTTATTGGGCTAAGAAATATAAATTTGTTCTTAAACCAAGTTTAGGTACTTACGAAACTATATTTTCTAATTTTTATTATGTTCGTCCTTCTGACAATATGATATTTTTTAAACTAGAAGGTGATAATGCAAACAAAGTAATTAAAGGTCAAACTTTAATAGTTAAAGCAGATGTAGATGGACCTTTGTCACGAGTAGAAAAAGTAGAGGTTTTAGATGTAACAGGAGAGTCTACAGATTTTCTAAAAGATGCTGGTGAAGTTGGATTTGAAGAAGTAAGTCAATTGCCAGGTTTATATATGAATGTTAAAAATCAAAATTTTAATGTTGCAATAGGCCCTGATGCAGTTGTGGAGTTTGGAAATCAAAAAGCATCATCTGAGGCAAGAAGATGTGATAATTTAAGAAGACAGGTTGGATATCCATGTTTTACGACTCAAGTAAATTCTTCTGGAGTTGTAACAGGAACAACGAATTATACTGTTCCAGGTGGTTCAATTATTAAATTAAAAATTAGGCAATTTCGTAACTCGACTGGATTTCCAAATGCAGCAAGAAAATATCAATGGGTATGGGAACAGCAATATGTGGCAAGTAGAGATTTTGCAGATTTAAAAAGATGGTATGACGGAGATGATATAAATGTACTTATTGCCTCTCCAGGTATTTTAGATGGTTTTGAGGATGATGATGTGGTAGCTACTTATGATTCAGGATATGTAAACGCTACAGTTCCTTTTACAGGAGGGGGTTTTAATAGCGCAGCGAATCCCTTTGGTTTTGCTGGCAATCTTCCTTGTGAAAAAGGTAAAGTACGATTAGGTTTTGTTCAAGACTCACCAGGTGACGCAACTTCACCTTTGTATTTTGGAGCAAACAGTGGTGTACCTGGAGTTGATAGATCTTTTGCATCTGATAGAAAATCTGATATTGAAGTAGATATTGTAATTTTTAGAGCAAATACCTTAATGGTTTTTGAATCTGAACCATTAGATGCTAATCCAGATTTATATTATGATTCAAGTGAATTATTTGATATTGATGCAAGTGGTTTTCATTTATCAGGATCAAATACAGACCTCAATGATCAAAATCAAACAGCTACTCAAGATGCTGTAGTTAATTTAAATTTTGCAGATGTTTATTGTTTTGGAAACGGAGTAGAAAGTTATAAAATAAAAGATCAGTTAGCTGCTAAAAACTTTCAATTAGGCGAAAGAGTATTAGCTGTTTCTAATCAAGACTATAAAGAAGCCGACAGATTTGAAGGGTTAACTTATAGTGGTACATATAGTAGTAATTCTGGAACAAATAATTTAAATGAATTTAATTTAGGGTTAGTAAACTTTCAAGATTTAGAAACTTCTTACGGACCAATACAATTATTACATGCTAGGAAAACTGATATTTTAGTTTTACAAGAAGATAAAATATCTTATGTACAAGCAGGAAAAAACATTCTAACAGATGCTGTTGGAGGAGGAGCTGTAACTTCAGTGCCTCAAGTTTTAGGACAACAAGTAGCTCGTATAGAAGAGTATGGTATTAGTTTTAATCCTGAAAGTTTTGTTGCTCATGGTTTTGAAATGTATTTTACAGACTCAAAAAGAGGAGCTGTTTTAATGCTTTCCGCATCATCAACTGGCGAGACTTTGACTGTTATTTCTGATTCAGGTATGAGATCTTGGTTTAGAGATGAATTTTATAATAATCTAAATAATCAAAAGTTAGGAGGGTTTGATCCGTACATGAATGAATATGTTTTAGGTATGAATCAAATACCTGTGCCTATTCCACCTGAAGTTATACCATGTGGAACTCAAGTAAATAAATTAAATTTACAAGATACTGAGTCTTTTTCTTCTACAATAAATTACGGTAATACAATTGGAAATGTTCCTATAAACTTTGTAGTATCTACTGGATCTATTGTAATAAAAGTAGTTTGGAATGGAGTTACTTCTACAAGTGGTACTTTAATTAATTCAGGAGTTTACAATTGGAATAAAACTTTAAACACACCTACAAATGCTGTAGTTACAATTACATCAGTTGGTGGAGTTTCGAGTTCTACAATAAGTTATAATTGTGCAGATACAACACAAATTAATGTTGTAAAAGTAGTTATTAATTCAGAACTTGATGCAAACAAATATATTCATGCAGAATATGTTTGGGAAAACTCAACAAATAAAAGTCCTATAGATAGTGATTTATGTAAATTTGGAACTTCTAATTTAATTGCTTCTACTTATGATTCTCAAGTTGGTATTAGATCTTTGGGAGTGTTTCCTGAAAGTGGTGTAGAGTTTACTCTTCGTTCTAATAAAATAAATTTTGATAATTATGATTGGGGATATCCAAGTGATAATTTTAAATATTTATCAAGTAATACATTGTATGCAAACAATCAAGCAGATATAGCTTCTCTTTTAGCAGCTTCAACAACAATTGCGAATGGAGATGTAATTAGTCCATCATCTGGATTGTATCAAGCAACAATTTCATCATTAGATTTGCCAATAGCAAATCAGTATCTTTACTTGATATATGATTATAGAACAACATCGTGTCAATCATTTTGTTATGATGCATCGTCATCATCAAATGCGTGTTGCGAATGTACTTTGCCATGTGTTGCATTCTTAGGAAGTAACAGACAGCAAGAGTCAACTGTTATATGTAATCAACCTTTAGTTAATACATATTATCATACTGGATCAGGAACTTATCCGGCAGTTGGAGATTTTGTTTATTCTTCTTCTGTATGTATAAGTAGTCAAGCAGTTTCATTAACAGCTGGGTATTATAAATCAGAAGCTACAAAATACATAAGAGTAGGGTCTAGCGGAATAGTAACTGAATTAGTAACTTGTCCGACTCCTTAATAATTAATAAAAGAAAATAAAATAGTATGGCAAGTATAGTATCTCTTTGTTTTGATGGATCAAGTTTTTCTTTAGCATCATCTTTATATACGGACAACTCTTTATCAACTTTAGCCCCTGATGGTTATTACTCTCAGGGCCAAATAGTTAGAAGACAGTTAAATGGAGTTTTATTAAATGCTCAACCTTGTAGTGCTTGTTTAGTAGAATGTGGTACAGGGGTTTCAGAAACAATAGGTAATCAAAATGGAATTTTTAATGCTGATATAGATTTAGGTAGTTCTACTGGAGCTGTGGTTTTATACTTCTTTATGGGTTCAAGTGTTCCTGATGGAGTTATAGCTAATTATAATCTTATTAATTATAACAGATTAACAGCTAAAGATAATCACAATGGTGTAATATTAAAAAATGGCGCAGACGTAACAGTAGATTATGCTGGAATTGCTAATCAAGGAACTAATATTCCTACTTACGTGGGTAATCAAAACACAGCTTTAGTAGGCAGTTATACTAATGCTCCAGTTGGTTCATGTAGCCAAGGAGATAGACCACAAAATTATAACTTAGTTTCTGGATCTTATGATGCACAGGGTACTTTTGAAAGCATTACTGTAGTTAATAATCAAGTAGGTTTTTCTGATGATGCAAGTAGTATTTCTTCTCCTGTATTTGCTATGGTGGTTCCTAAAACATCTATTACTCCTACAAATATAAATTTAAAGATTTTTGCTCCTATGTGTGGAACAGCTTTTGGATGGGAGATAGCCTGTCCTGTAGCTTTACCAAGTTTTACAGCATCAGCTGAACAATCAACATTAGCTTGTGCTGCCGCAACTACAACATATTATTTTCTACGAAACGCTACAGGTACAACGCCTCCTTTTACAATTTCTACAAATACAGTTCCGGAGATTGGAAATTTTGTTTTCAGTAATTCTAATGGAGCTACATATTTAAATGACACAAATACAATAAAGTATTACATAATAGCAAACACTACTGCAATTGGTGTACGAAATGGAGTTGTAGTTTCATCTGCATCTTGTACTTCAGCAGGAACTAACACATCTTTCTTTGGAACATCAGGAACTTCTTCTTTAGCAGATGGTATGTGTAATGTAAATGTAGCAAATATTTTATATCATGATGGTACTGGAACTCTACCTCAAGTTGGAGATACAATTTATTCAGGATCATCTCCTTCATCTTCAACTGTTACTTGGACTAACTATAAAGGTTTTAATCCAGCAGACGTTGGAGGAGGTTCAACAAGTTCAGGAACAGTAAATGCGTCAGGAGTTATTCAATTAATTGCATTATGCCCATAATAATAAATAAATAGATATGCCAAATTATACGTTATCATACAATAAAGATTCCACTGGAAGACGAGACAAACAGGGAGGATGGCCTTCTTTTTACTCCTACATTCCTAATTTTATGATAGGAATGAATAGTTTTTTTTATAGTTTTAGTGCTGGTAATCTATATAGGCATAATACAAACTCGAATAGGAATGAGTACTATAATATTTCAGGAGATTTAAATCCTTCTACAATTACAAGTGTGTTTAATCCTAAGCCAACACAGGCAATTAAGTTATTTAAAACAATGTCTTATGAGTCTAGTACTACTTCTGCTAATTCAAGCGCAGCAAGATGGGCGTGTACAGAATTACAAACTGATTTAACAGATGGTTTACCAGGTGGAATGCTAAAAACTTTTTTTAAGGAAAAAGAAGGAGAGTGGTTTTCTTTTATTAGAACAAATGTAAATGTAGTTAATTTTGCGATGCGATCAGCTACAGGAATTAGTTCTTGTATTGCAGTTAGTGGTCCAGTAACAGCTGCAGTAATTGAATTTAGTTCTGCTATTCCTGATGCTGTTAATATTGGAGACAACATTTTCTCTGTAACTTCAGCGGCAGGAGTCGCTGCGGGTAGTCCAGCTCTTGCAGGCCCAATTATAGCATTAACATCTACAAGTGTTACTGTTAATGTTGACTTAACCGTTGTTGGATCATTGCTTCCAACAGTAGGGCAGTTTATTATTTCTTTAAAAAATAGTCAAGCAGAGTCTCATGGAGCAAGAGGATATTATATGCAATTTAAATTAGAAAATAATTCAATACAGCCTGTAGAGCTGTTTTCAGTAGGAAGTAGCATAATGCAAAGTTACCCAGCAGGGTAAAAGTAAATTTAGTATCTTTGTGTATATGGAATTGAATATACGCTCGCTAGAGGTAGGTGATTACGAAAACACTCTTATTGGGTGGTGGAATGATTGGAGATGGACAGCTCCCTCTTTAGATTTCTTACCGGATAATGGTATTGGCGGATATATTGTTCATGATGGAGATACTCCAATTTGTGCAGGATTTATGTATACTACTAACTCCAAAGCAGTATGGTGTGATTGGATTATATCTAATTTACACTATAAAAATAGGGAGAAAAGAAAAGATGCTTTAAGTTTATTAATACAAACAATAACAGATAAAGCCAAAAGTTTAGATAAAAAATATGTATATGCTTTAATAAAAAATAAACCACTTATTAATGTATATAAAAAAGTAGGTTATGAAGAGGCAAGTACGTATTCAATTGAAATGATTAAAAAATTATAATATGGCAGTAACAACAGCAGCAGTAGTCGGTATTGCATCAAGCGCAGCAGGTGCGGTAACTTCATTTTCTGAATCAGCAAGACAAGGTGATTTAGCAGAAACTGCAGCAGCTCAAGCAAAAAAATCAATGGCCGAGGCTAAAAAACGAGCAGAAAAAGATTTATACGCAGGTTTAAATGTTAGCACTGAAGCTTATGATAATGCTTTTAAAAATAATCTAGCAGCTCAACAACAAAATATAGAAGCTCTACAGGGAGGGGATTCTCGTACTTTAGCAGCTGGTGTTGGATTAGTTCAAAGTGCTGCTGATAAAACCGCTGAAGCTACTAGACTTGCGCTTCAAAAAGATTTAGAAGCTAATGCAAAAATGAAAGCTGATTCTGCAAATGCAATAAATCAAGATTTAAAACGTATGGATTTAGGTTTATCTAAGCAAAGTGCAAAAGAATCTGCTGAAGCAGGAGCAGCGTCAGCGGCAGCTTTTTCTCAAGGAATTTCAGGAGTTGGAGCAACGTTACAAGATGCTTCCTATGCTATTCCTTTATTTGGTAAAGATAATAAAAAAGAAAATGAAGAAGCATTCCTTAAATATCAACAAAGTAAAGGTAAATAATAAAATAAATTATGGCTAACGAATTTGATAGACAAGAAAAAGTAAGTGATTACGATAATTTTGTAAGTAAAAAAGATTCTCAAATTAATTTTAACGAAGAGTTTCAAAAAATTAATACTACGGTAAAAGGTATTGCTGTAGGAAGAGAGACTAAAAAAGCAAAACTTCAATCTGATACTGATTCTGTAATAGCTGAATTAGAAAAAGCTCAAAAAAATAGTAATCAAACTTTAGGTCAAATAGTTTTAAAACAAGCTGCGAATGCAAAAAAAGTTTTATTGCAGCAGAATAAATTATTAAAAGCTGGTTATATATCTCCATCTGAATATATGCAAATATTACAAACAGCCAAAGATGATATGGCGAATTGGGGTATTGCAAACAAAATGTGGAGTACTGAATATGACTTATCTCAAACAAGACAACAACTAGGAAAAGATGGTAATAAAATAGCTTCTGCTGTTGAAACAAACATGAATAATGCAGCAACTGGTTTTAATAATTTAAATGATGTTGAACCATTTACATCTCCTTCAGGAGCTTCATTTATGGTTAGAATGGTTGTTAATAAGGAAACTGGGGAAAGAACAATGCCTAGTTATGATGATAAGCCAGAAAACTATTTACCTATGAGTTCTATAAATAGCCTTATGCTTTATAGAGATGATGGCGCTAAATACAATGTAGGTGCTTTGGTAAAATCTAAGACCGATAGAATTGGTACTTTTATTAAAGCTAGTGTTGGTGGTTATACTACGCTAAAGGGTGGTGGAGTTATACTGACTGAAGAAGGTGCTAGACAAATGGATGTTTTTTTAAATACAGATGACGGTAAATCCGCTTTTGACGCGTTAAAAAAAGATACTGTAAACCTTATTCTTAATGATAATCTATCTATTGCAAATGTATTAGCTCAGCAAACAGGTTCAGACCCAACAAAGAAATATATTCTTGCAGGATCAATACAAGAATTTAGAGATGCAGGTGGTACAGATGATTCTAAATGGATAAAAATAGATAGAAGAGCAGTTCCTCCAGAGTTTCCAGATATTTCTGATGCTCAACGAAAAGCTGCTGAAGATATAGTTGAAAGAGAATTTAGAACTCAAATAGGTGCATCAAGTAAAGAGTCTGATTTAAAAGCAGGACAGCAAGATAATGCATCAACAAGCAAGATCAAGCAAGAAGATATTGATGACGCAGGTTACATTGGTGAATTAAATGATGTGTTTACTAATCCAAACTCTGCTAAATCTCAAGCTATTATAAAAAGATTAATTGATTCAAGAAATTCAAATGTTGAAAATGCAGAAGATAGGAT